TGACCTACCCGACACTACATCTTGGATAGGCTCAAAGAATACGTACCGAACATCACAAGCCTCACGAAAGTATCTGATCTGTTCACACAACTCCTCAGTACCCTGACCATCACCTAAGAAGAACTGGTAGATACACTCGTTCTTAGCTATCTTCCTGATGGCGTCTTCTACTTGCTCAGTGGCACCCTGTGTGTCGATCAAGTCCCTTCGGGTCACATTCATACCCAAAGAGTAACTAACAAGCCCTAAGAGGCTCCTAAGCTTTGTCTCCTCTAAGTGCCAACTGGCGAATGGTACATTCTTTTGTATCAGGTTATACTCTAAGAACCGCATCACCTCTGTCTTACCGATACCAGTGGGTGCTTTAATGACGGTAAAGTGACCCTGCATGAGTCCCATGATTTTGTCGTCAAGGGATTGTATACCTGTAGGCACAAACTGATGGTCGGGAGTTTCTCTAAACAGCTTAAGGAACTGATCAGCAGTGTTAAGAACATTGTCAGGAACATACTTCTTAGCGTTCCACCAAGCAGACTTAAACTCCTGTCCAGCCCCTGCTTGTAGAAACTCGTTAGCATCTTTGTACTTGTCATGCGACACCCTGTAAGTCTTGTTGGGGAACAACTTTGATATTTTAGTGGCAATAGCATTACCAGCTTCATCCCCGTCAACACTAATGATGATCTTTTCAAAGCTATTGATCCATTCACTACAGTTCTCCCACAGCTTCTTAGAGGGGGTAGCAGAGGGCAACGACACCACAGGGTTAGTGTAGGTGCCAGACTTAAGCATCTGCGACACAGAGAGGGCGTCTAGCTCTCCTTCAGTTATGGTCAACATCTTAGATGATCCAGCGGTGAAGAAGTTCATACCGAACAACTCGTCACCCTTGAACCCGTCCTTAGCCCAAAAGCCTTTCTCTACTAGGTTACGAACCTTAACGCCACCACTAGGGTACTTGTACTCTTGTGTGGTATCAAAGGTCATAACACCGTAGTCTTCCATAGTAGAGGCTTTGATGCCCCTCATGTCAACATACTTGCCATCACCCGTAGTGGGTATGGTCTTTGTGGTCGGGATGTATTCGCTCATGTTTCCTCTTTCCTTCTTCGGGTACTTGTCTTCTGCCCAGTCAAATGTTTCGTGTGATCTATTGGCAGGGTAGCCCTGTCCGCAACTGTGACAATAGCCAGTGCCTTCTGTATTGTAGGCAAAGGCGTCAGACGAGCCACAGGCTACAAACGGACAAGGTTGGTGTGATATTTCAGTCATCGTGTTCTCCTATGACGCTCAGGTCATAAACCTCTAGTATGATCTACATATCATATGGCAACAAAAACACAAGGGTAAACTTTATTTTTATTTGCCTCTTGACAACAAACAAAAGTGACCCACCTAACATAAGGGCCCTTTAGTTAAACATAAGTTTTTAACTATTAGTATTAAACATAATAGTAATAACTTATGTTAAACTTATGTTAGTCACTAGCGGGTAGCTTTCTGCTTTCCATAATGATTTTACCATCTTGTTCAAACACACAATACATATAGTTGTTGTGGATTATGTATAACGTTTGTGGGTCTATCCATTCAATCTTCATTACGCACCAGCTCCTTGTGGTTGTCGTTAAGACTTATTATGTAGTCTAGTGACCAATCCTTAAAGTCCTCGTTTGCATTAACTTCTCTCACCTTGTTTTGAACTATTAGCATTATCCTAGCAGCAAACTTATCAGAAAAGTCCATTTCTACTTTTTCTAAGTAGTACATAATTTCACTAAACGTCATCTTACTAAAGCCTCCACTGATACTGGGAATAGTTTGATCATCTCGCTTTGTATGTATTCTGCAACTAACCTAGTCTCATACTGTGTGTCTAGCTTACATCTTAGGTTGCACATATCCATGAAGGCATCTAGTGAACCTGACCAATACCATTCTGTCATTGTAGACTGAGGTAAGACCATACGTGCTTGCTCTGGTGCTATGCCCTGCATTTTTAGTTCGTGGTACATTTCTTTAGCTACCCATTTATAGTCCACCCAATCGTACTCCCCGTAATTCTCGCCTACGATCACTCTAGTTAAAACATCTTCTACTACACCAGAGCTACCTTGCTTCTTATCATCAGCCCTACCACGCCAAGTATCAGGCTCATAGAACTCAGGCTCGTCATCCACATACCTACGGCTAATCTCATTCCAACGTAAGAACTTATGCTTGACCAGTTGCCTAGCTACAAAGATCGGCGCCTTGACATGGAAGGATGCAAAGGCATGACCAAAGGGGCTATAGTGGCCGTGCTTGGCTAGGTACTTTATCAACTTTTCGTCGGCTTTCTTAAGCTTTGGGTAGTGTACCCTAGTGGTTTCACTAGTTTCATTGTCCCATATGTCAGCATAATCTTTGTTGTTCCACTCACTCTTCTTACCAAAGCTTACCCTAGCTGCATTAACAACACTCAGGTCTGATCCCATGTGGTCTATATATGTTACTTTAATCATTTTCCTGTCCCTTTCCATAGCTTCAACTGTGCCTCTAGTTTAGTGTTACTTTCTAGCAATTTCTTGGCATTTCTTTCCCAGTAGTCAGCTTCACGTTTAAGAATCTCGTAGCTCTCTCGTAGCTTCTCATTCTCTTTCTGCACTCTCTTTAACTTAGTCATACACTCTCCATACTCGTCATACATCTTCATAAACTGATCACGATTTATCATCTTGACTCTCCTAAAAGTTTGGTTCACCTTCATCATCAAAGGTTACATCGTCTCTTACCCAAATGGGTGGAGTATCATTTTCCACCGTAGGGGTTTTATAATCAAGTACGCCTAGCATACGCAACTCTTTTTTTAGTTCTTCACTCATGTTTTTTCTCCTTCACTGCCAGCACTAGATCAAATTCCCACGCAGGGTGCAAGCAAATTCCCACGGAGGGTACAAATTCCCACGTAGGGGTGGCAAATATGTCACACTAAATTCCCACGTAGGGGCCAAATTCCCACGGAGGGCTTTCCATTGTAGGGTTATTAGTAATGCCCGGCCTAAGAGTATTAGTATGACTCGGAGTATTAGTATGACTCTTAGTATTAATCTTAGTCAGAGTGATAGTATTAGTCCTGGTCTTAGTATGACTCATAGTGTTATTATTAATAAGACAAAGAAAAAGACCCTGAGTATTACTCAGAGCCTTAGTATTAGTAATTGTATGAGTATTTAATAGGCAATAGTCTGATTAATAGTCCTGTTAATAGACGTTAATCTGACCGATAGTCCTGCTTTCTTTGCTCTGGCTAACTCTGACTCAGCTTCTGACTTGCCACGAAAAGATTTGTAACAGATCAAGTATCCATATTGATCATAGAATGTTATGCGGTAATTATAATACACGGAGAATCTCCCTTCCTTGGATACTTGTTAATAATAGTTTTTGTGCCTCTGCCTCGACCCAGACCTTTGCTCCGCATGGTAGCGGGTGGTTTGGCTCATACTTTACTTCTGAGATAACCTGCAAGTCTACCTCATGTACTTTGTAATTATGTTTATAGGTCTTAGCGGTCAGAGTTGGATCATCCCTACCAGTCTTGGCGTTAGCTCTGATTATGTGTTGGTTAACGTGTATGCGTATCTTCATCTTAGTTTCCTCTCTTTCCAAGGTCTGAATATGATGTAAAACAATTACTAATAGTAGACTGCACGAGATTTGGGACAGGGTACGACCAAATAATGTCAGCTATTAGTTGATTAACTTCCTCGTCAAAGTCCTTCTCGGTCTGTTCCCGAGCTATTACTGTGGCTAAGTGTTCTAGCCAGCTTGTGTCTATGTCTGCTTTGCTCATAGTGTACCTCATAGTTAGCCCGATCTGGGCGATTAGCTGCATATGCGGCCCGTACAGGGCCATCTCTTGTTTTGGCTATAGTCACCTGCCATTTGACAACTTGAGCCTCTAAGTGGCCTCCCACGGCCTCTGTGGGCGTTCTCTTTCACCCAGAAAGGCCCGCCCAGAGTGTCAATTCTGAGCGGACCCTATGAGGTCTGTTATGATACTAAGGTATTACCAGTAGGTAACACGCCGCATCTTAGGGTCTACAAGGTCTAGCTCTTGTATAAGGTCGGCATAGGTGATGTTATTAGCATCTAGCCAGTCTGCTATCTGGGCAGGGTATTCTCGGAGCAGGTCTGTGAGGTCGTCACGTTCATCACGTTCTGAGCTACCTATCTGAACAGGATACATATCGTCGAAAAAGGCAGAGGTATTGTATTGCCTATTAACACGAGTCCAGTCGCTGTCCCAGCCGCCACGTTCGTACTTGTATTCTGAGACAGAAGGGTCACGGGCTATCACTAACTGCGACCAGTCTGCGGCTATGAGGGCATCTCTGAGCTGCTTGAGATAGTACAGGTCTTGATGCTCGTTCTTAGTGTGCTGGCTGTAATAGCCCACAGATAGGTTTGTGCACTCTGATACGTCTGAGGCGTACTCGTTGCTGTCTGTGTAAGAGCCGGTATCGTCTGGGCGCAGAGGTAGGTCTAAGACTTTTGCTAAGGATACAGCAAAGTCATCGGACGCAGTACGCAATCCCATCTGGTGAGTAATAACGCTTTCTGTGCCCTTACGGTCGAACGATATTACGGCATTTAGTCTTTGCAGCCATCTGGGGTTGCGTCCGACAATGTATCGGGAACCTAAGCACCCTATCTCTTCTGAGGCGTGGACAACATAGACGCCCTCGACACCTGCTCTGATCATCTCTAGCTGTAACCATATGCCAGTGGTACAGTCTGCGCCTAGACAGGAGCTATTTGAGAGAGGCGGCAGAGAGGCATTGTCGCCCTTGACTAAGACTTCCTGCATGCCGTCTGTCTTATGAACAGTGTCATGATGACTGGCAAAGCAAACGGTCGGAGCATGTCCTACGACTAGGATATAGTTCCCTTCATTGTCGGGTTGACCGAATACTGGTCTGAGGTATTTCTCACAAAACTCTCTCTGAGTCTCTGAGTGCTGTGGTCGGCAATAGGCCAACATCTCGATAAGATTATGCATTCTCCACCTAGCTTTCAGTAATAGGGGTTGACGGGTTGTAGTCATCTGAGTTGTCATCGGGTTTTTCTTTCCATAGTCCAGTGTCGTCACAAAGGTAATAGTCTGGGTGGTTTGCTGCCTCTGTTACGGATACAGAGTCACCGTTCTCTAACGCTGCCTGATTGTGGTCTGGGTAAATTTCTCCGTCCCAATCAGAGGTAAAGTAAGAGGCGTCATATTCATCGACACTAATAGTATCACCATTTGCAGTTACCCTAGTGTCCTCCTCTAACCAAGTCTCGCCGCTACTAGTAACAATGGTATGTTGGTTAGTGCAGTGCTCGCAGTAATCTTCGTAATCAGAGTTTTCAGTCTGTACCGTAGTGCAGTCCTCTATCTCTGTGTCATCTCCGCAATAGCTACACTGCCGGATACGGTTATGGTAACAATCAGAGCAATAGGTCTCGTCATTATAGTAATACTCGTCACCCCGACGAATACTATCACTGCAGCCAGAGCATCTCTGCCCGTCACCGTATAAGATACCTTGATAGGTAGTGCCACTAATAGAACCATTAGGGTCTACAACTAAGTATTTGCCACAGCTGGTCTCACTAAGAGACTGAGGCTGCACATCAAGGTATGGGCCGATGTATTCACCATCATCATGATCAAAACGTAATAGCCGAGCACCAGTCCAACGCTTGCCATTGAAGTGAGTGTAAAGCTCAACACCTTTCTCAGACAACAACGCTTGTAAAACATCAATAGACTTTTCACAGACGCCGTATATTGGTGCGGCTATCTGATTATCTTTCTGTCTATCATACACAATAACATTGCTGCATATCTTGCCTGAGTTATCCTCTGTCCAGTAGACAGTAAAATCCCCAGAGGCATAGGCTTCAGTAGGCTGCATACGCAATCTACGAGTGTCGATAAAGTCATATCTCATACAACTATTACCGAGGAACTTACGACCAGAGCTAGTATCTGGATTTTCCAGTTTCCCTATTGGTCCGTGCTTGGCACGAGCAAAGTCTGCTCTAGTCTGACCGGAGTGAATAGTCAATTCCTTGACCGAGAACTCATGGCGATACTCATCATTGAGGGTCTCGATTTCTTTATCAGTAAGACACGGGAACATCTTTCTGAGACCTTTGCCAGAACGCAGGGTAATGCGTCCGTCTCTGCCACGATCTCTGCCCTTCTGGTCTAACCAGAGAACCAGAAAACCCGCAGACTTGGGATCATGGTTTGGCAACATAGTCTCGACTATAAGTTCTATCTGATCACTAATTAACGACCGATATTCCGAATAGGTATTCTGGAGCATATATAATAGAGTATCACACTGTTTTTCGGTGATAGTCTCGTTCAAGTAATCGTTATTAACTTTTACTCTGGCTTGGCGAATCCGGTGATAGTAAGTGTCTACCTCCTCCTGAGCTATCCGATTTATCCTATTATAGAAGTGATTTCTCACTCTACGAGCAAGCCCCATAGCATCGGGATGGTCGCTCAATTCATACTTAGGGAACTGTTCAAGAGACAGTCCCCAAGCTCTTACACACCGATCT